CAAAAATCGAAGAAGAAAGCTGTACCTATTATTCTCCCTGCGGGGTGTGTATGGTATGCGACGCTACTCCTGGAGTACCCCTTACGGTGTTACCCAATCCATTCGCAGTACTTGACCGTTTGTTGTCACTACAATCTGCTACAGCCCCAGGGGGTCCGTCCCCTTCGGGGGGCTGGCCTCTAAGTAGTCAACCAGACATGGTTGTTTCGTTCCCTGAGTTTCGGGAAGCTATTGGAGCAGTTACTGTGGGCCCGAAAGGGATAGAGCTTTCTTCGCAAGAGGATTGTTCGAAAGTGAGAAGGGCTAGGGGGGAAACAGAAAAACTCCGATACGTCAAGGAGGATAAACGAAAAAGACGACTCCACGCGAGAGCCGTTCGTGCTGCTCGTCTCGGGAGGGTTAGCGCGATACCGGTAGAGGAGGAGGATGAAGCCTCGGGTTCTGGGAACAGTTCTTCCAACATGTTCCAGCCCTTAGCTTCATTGTCCAGTTGTACCCGCTCAGAGAAATTGAAGTCACAGGCTCTCCGCCTTGCTTCTCACCTTTCTCTTGAGTTGGACCTCCCTATCGATGTAAGTAAATTGCGTGACGAAATTCAGTGCGGAGAGTTACGAAAGGCAGTGCGGGAGATGATGCCTGAGAAACTTAATGAAGTACAGGAATTGAGCGTGAAGACTTGCATGAAAGTGGAGCGTTATGTTTGTAAGTACTGCGAACCAAGATTCGCTGAGAAGATTACTGAATGGCGTGATTTTCTCTCTCAGCCGGTTGATGTCAGTGAGGTGCATCTGAGTGCTTTTCGCAAAGCATTCCGATCAAATATTCCACGCAAGTGGAACACCAGACCTGGACCTTTCATACCTAATGGCAGTGCTTCTCTCTTCCACTCTGTGAAGAGCGGAGGTAATTGGAATGAGGAACCATTTTCCGACAGGTGCAGAGCGGCACTGGTTTTTTCCAAGGGAAAACCCAGGATCGTCACCTGTTATTCCTCTTTCAATACCGAAGTTCTCACACCTCTTCACTCTTCCCTTTACAGTTTCCTTAGCGACATGGGTTGGCTTCTCGTGGGAGATCCAACCGAGGAGCATGTCACTTCTCTGAATGGAGATGGCCCTTTTAACAGTTTCGACTACACTGCGGCCACTGACTCCATTAAGAAGGCCTACGTTCAGGCTGCTATTGAGGAACTTATAACGGCAGCGGATGATCTTGACGACGAGCAGGTCAAGTGTCTCCGTGTGCTCGGTGAGCTTCGTCTCTTTGACCTCGAGACTGAACTTACTGGAGCTGACTACCCGGAGGGGTATCAGGACTTCAACCGAGGACAGCCAATGGGAAGTGTGATGAGTTTTCCTTTGCTTTGTCTCATCAACAAGACGTGTGTGGATATGGCCCTCACTGATCTTTATCTCGCCCGTAAGATCAGTTTCTCCGAGTGGACCGCACACAAGTGTAAGATAAATGGAGACGACCTGTTGGTCCGCGAGCCGGGACAGAGAACTGATCTTCGTTCTGCTGTGGTTTACCATGGCGGTGAAATTGGCTTAACGGTCAACGAAGAGAAGAGCATGGTGTCAGCTACGGTTGCTGAGATTAATTCCACTCTGTTCTCATCTGGCGGTCAAATGAAGGAGAAGAAGACCAATGCCTCGGCAATTTACATGAAACCTGACACAGAAGACGTTCTCGGATTGGCATTCGAAGCGTCGCGGACTGTTCCTGGTTTCGTTGCCGTGGTCAAGGCAAACGCAAATCTTCTTGCCCTCCAGCAGGAGAAGCATTTGGAAAAACTTCCTTATCCTCATGTGGCGGCATGCCGCAAGAGTCGAAAGATAAGGAAGGCCTTACTGTCGGTTTCTGATCGTCCGAGATCTCGTGTCGACAATATATTTCCCGTGGTGAAGAAACCTTTAGGTTACGATCTTCCCAGGGAAATCGAGATCTCAGCAATCAACCGTGAAGTGAGGCGTTTAAGGTCGCAGGGAATTGCATTGAACATAAAAAAAGCGGAAGACAGGAGAAAAAAGAAAGAAAAGTTCAAGGCAAAACCTTGCCGGAGGTCGTGGCGGTCACTCTTGGTTCCGAAAGCTCGTCAGGAGGAGATGGTTCTCTCTCTCCTTGACAAAGAGTATTGGCTTACGGTAAAGGAGTCCGGATTGCACGATAAGGATGTGACATGTCCTCTGGTTGATGATTGGTTTTCGTTTCACGACGAAAGCCTTTTTGATAACAAGATCGAGATGTTGCTCTCCGCTTTGAAGTCCTGCGGGATTAGCTCGAAATTGCGTATGTCGAAGGTCAAAGGGTGGTCTGGTGACTGGCTACCTTTGATTGACGATGTTTTCTGATTTTCCCGTTCGAGCTGCGGAAGCGCAGTAGTTATTCATCCTACGGGG